CTTCAGCCTCTGCGACTAAAGCCTCGAATTTCTCGAAGCTTATAAGTCCCGCAGCAAGGTCACTTAAGAGGTAACCGTGCCAGAGAGACATTACCAGTGGTAATTGTTTCCCATACCACCTTGCCATATCCTTGGCTTGGTGAGTAGCGGATTCATCAGGCACCTGCGCAAGCAGGGGCTTGATTGCATCATTGACTGAAGGGGGCGGATACTTCGGAACGAAGCCCGGGAATACCCGGCACTCTTTCCAAAGGGTATCAGTCCACTTGTCCATGATAGTATAGTACCACCATGGCGCCGTTGACTTGAAGACCCAGGCATCGTATGTCTGGGAATCAACGAGTGAACTGGCCTTTATCCAGAATGGCCACTTGTCAGGGCTTTCTGGGTCGTAATGACCCGCCTTGAACAAGAGAAGCTTCTGGGCTTGTCTCCAAGCTATTGGGACTTCTCCTTTCAGAGGAGCCCGTAGCTCAAGTGCCAAGCTTGCCCAATTCTTCTTATTGGGTGTGCTCCACTTGCCTGGCCGCAGGATTATCGACCTTGTGATCGATGCTCCGGCAAACTCGGCGTAGGAGTCCGAAGTATGGGTTTTATTCCAAGAAATTGGAATACCGAGTAACGAGACAGTAGTCTTGTATCTCTCGGCGACGCCGTCGTGAGCAATTACGACGTCATCACCCAAAACCCGGAACGTGTCCTCGGGACGCACGCCTTCTGTATCGCATAGCGAACACAGAAGGAGATTGTGCGTCAGGCTGAACATGCTCATTGAGGGACGAATCCCCAATGGCTGTCCAACCACCCACCGGAGGGTTAGCTTACCAAACGGTTTGACTAACTCTTTACCTACACGCCAGGTACCTTGCGATACCCGTCGTAAGGCCTCTAATTGAGGATCCGGTAAACCTAGGTGGCGAGCAAGTGCCAGCTGCGGTTCCAAAGGGAACCTGCAAGTAGCAGTGCTCAAATCCACCGAATGGACTATCCGTCCTTCTTGCAAACGGGCTTGCGCCCATCTGGCACCTGCCAGCTGATCGTAAGTACAATCAGTTGCAAGGCTCATCCTCCACGAATCAAAGAAATCGTGGATTGGAGAAAGCAAGGACTGGATCACAGTGTAGGGTGAGGCGAACATTCGAAGCTTCGCACCACCTTCCTGGGCTGCATGGATTTCTCCAACAGCAGGTCCATTCCCCTCAACCGCTTCAAGCGCCGCGAGGACGCTGTCCGCTGACAAAGGGTAGAACACTTTCTCCCAGTCGGGGAGTTCCCTGAGGAACTTCAAGGACTTCAGAATCCTCAAAGAATCCATAAGAGGCGGCTCAGAGACGGTTTTAGTAGGTCCCG